AGTTCCGTTGTTATCTGACGGCCACCTTATACCACTAATACCGGACGGAGAAAGGTCTATCTCGTAATCGGCCCATAGCGGTAACATAACGCCTTGACTGCACAACTCTCTAAGTCCAAGGCAGTGATTTACATTGTTAATGTCTTTACCTTTAGGCATACTAGCATACCAATCCGGTAATGTATTCTTTATTAAAGTTGGTGGAAACAAGTCTACTAGTTGTTGCGCAGGCCCGTATGCTTCTAACTTAATGGTTTTATTCTTATTAAAAAACATATTATTTCCAATCCGTTTTTTCAATTGTAAACGGATACTTAGCTTCTTTATAAAATTTCTTTCTTTCTGTTAAATGCCGTTTAGCATATTTACAAGTACTAGTTATATCCCAGATTTGTACAAAGTCTTTGTCCTCTGCTTTTCTTATGCCGCGGCCAATGCTCTGGATAACTCGAGTAAACGACTTGCCAGACTCCAGCAGTACCAAGTTAAAGATGCGAGGAATATTAATACCAACAGCCGCGACACCATAGGTTGCGACGATAATTTTATTAGTACTTGTTTTAATTTCATCATACTCCTCTTTCCTATCCTTAGTTTTAACTTCGCCGGACACAAAAACAGCATCTTCTATCTCATTAATTAAAAATTTACCTGAATCAATTCTATTGACCAGAACTAATGTATTGCCTGTTTGTGATATTTTTTTGACTAACTTACTGATATAAATCATCCTGTCATCGTCTGTAACAAGATATTTTAATTCATCTGAATAACTGCTAAACTCTGGTAGATCTATTAGTTGTACAACATTAACGTGACACGTGGATAATACTCCCATGCCTTGTAATTCGTGTGCTTTAATTCCACCTACTACTGGACCAAGGCTGGCAAATATCTGCTCGCTTTCAAATTTTTCTTTAGGAACAGTACCAGTTAATCCCCAACGAATTGGAGCATTTGCTAGATTTTGTGTTAGTAAGTTCTTTAATACTTCTGCTTTGGCCATGTGTACTTCGTCAACAATAACACACTTAACTCCGTCAAGGAATTCGGCAAGTGTTAAAATATCGTGTTCGTGATTTTTACTTTTCTTATCTAAAATGTTAAGACTTTGCCATGTACATATAGTGTGTGTCTTACCTAAATCTTTGCGATCACCGTAATACACACCAACATCTAATCCCACTGCGATAAAGTCTTCTTCTGTTTGCTCTACAAGACTTTTATTTGGTACAATAGTGATTGTGCGTCCATACTTTTCAGCTAACTGACTTAGTGTAGCTGTAGTAATAGTCTTGCCAGCACCGGTGGCAATTTCTTGTAATGATTGTGTATTTTCAAGGAATTTATTAACAGCATCAACTTGGTAGTCACGTAGCATAATAGGCTGTCCAGCTTGTTGGTGCCCTTTAGGCCAGACTTTACCTTGGTCGGCCCAGTATGTGTCAGTTACTGGATTGAATTCAATTTTGCTAGTTGTACGTAAGTCGTCAACTTCCTCAATTCCAATGCCTAGCTTAGTTAAAATGGTTAAAATTTGTTCTAGCTGGCTGAGGTATCCATTACCGCCAAGCCCAAATAAACTTACCATTCCATCCCAACGTCCTAACTTAAAAGCAGGATGATATCGTGCGTAAGGAATTTCATACTTAAATGTATTGGCTAATTTTTTTCGTGCGTCGAGTGGCAAATTCTCAAATTTTATGTTTACTTCGTCTTTAATTATTAATCTTACTGCCATGCCATTCTCGCTTCTACAATAGGTTGTGTGTCTGACCAGTTAATAATTAAATCGCAACAATTCGCATACACTGACGTTTTATTATGCTGTAACAATCTTCCAACGCTAATAACACTCATTGGCTTCCAGTCGGTTTTTAGGAGAAATTTTGGTATTTTTCCACTGGCAATTCCGACTAGCTGAGTTGTGTTATCAAGTTGCGAATTATATTTTTTATTAGCAATAAGCTGATTAAATTCTTTACCAATGCCGTCATTACCTAATCTAAAATAAATTCCAACGCCGTCGACCATTCCATTTTTTTCCAAGATTTTTGATAAATTTGTCAATTCTTCAAGACATTTTTTTTGATCGTTACTGTCAAAAATAACCAGTAACGGAAATCTTTTCAAGACATGTAGACTATTAACAATATCAGATAACGCTGTTTCATTTTTATTAAGCCACACCTGCCGGGTGATTCTAGTGGCAATTGTTTCGGTCAAATTTTCAGGAATTTTTTCACTTTTTTCACTGAAATATTGATATCGTAAACTTCGGTCATTAATTATGTTTTGGTCAATTGGTGTGTGTATACCAAGGTCGTTAGTTATTTGCTTTTGAAAGTTTGCGTGTGTAATAGTGTCGATTTTAAATCGACCACGCATTTCAGATTCTGTCCATGCCTGGATAGTTTCGTAGTAATTTTGAATTTTTTGGTCAATTTCAAAGCCTAATTTTTTTAGCCTTGATACTAACGTTACAATATTCTTTTCAGTAAGATCGGCATGATACATTTTGCCACTAATGCTAGCAGTCATGCCTGGCACCGACTTACTAATGTTAACAATTTCTTTTGTTAATGAACTAGAATATGAAATTTCCACAGTTAGTAACAGGTCATCGTTTGAGTTACTAATGTACAGTTTTTTAGTTTGCTCAAACATTCTAAAGGCTTTTGACCAACTTGGTGTTTGTAACAATTCAATTAAATTATCATTAACTGATTTTAATTTTTCTTGATTTTCACAAAGAATTCTTAACAAGAGTTTACTTTGATTTTCAGTAAGAAAATTTGAAGATAATACAGCCGATGCCATACTTCGTAAGATCCTAGCATCTCGTTTTGAGACTAGTTCTTCAATAGCAGTACTAGAATAATTTACAATTTGTATTAATATCTGATCAACTGTTGTCATACTTTTATTATACATGAATAATTTTAAAAGTCAAATCTTTAGATAAAAAAATAGGCCTCAATATTATTTAAGGCCTATAGTCTACCTTTTGGGCGAATTGATTATAGTGTGGCGTCTTCCATACCAGCAACTCGTAATTTTACAATGTTAGTAAGTTGCCATTGTTTCTGGTCAAGAGCTTTAGTAATACCTAGCCACTTGTTGCGAAGTAAAGCAAACTCGTTAATGATCTTTTCAAAATCAACTACGTCTGCTTCACCCTCAACAAATTTTTCACAATCACGTGAGCTTAATGCTCTTTGATAGTTTTCAAGATATTTTCTAAAATGCTGACTCTTTAACCGACGAAGTTCAATGTTAAGATATTCTAAAATTGCTTCAATTTCTTGTAACTGACTAAACCGTTGTTCTACAACCCCCGGCATTCCTGCCGCGGCTTTTTCAATGTTTCCAATAATCCGGCATTCGCCTTTTGCTTCGAGCAATTCGGCATTGTAGTAATCTACAGCATCCGGAATATAAGAAATATCTTTGGCAATTTTAGTATACCAAGTCATTAAAACTCCAATTCTTTGTAATCGTCGTCTTCGTCCCCGGCATCTTCCTCGTCAAGATAATAATCGATAGCAGAATCTAATGTGCTATCTACTCCACTAGCGGCCGAAAGAACTTTATCAGGAACTCCGAAATCTGCTAGCAAATCAACATAACGTTCTGCGATTGCCTCATGATTTTTCTTGTCAATAAAGTCAGCGAATAGTAACCATACGTCACCAATTTGTGTTTCATTCAACATTCTCGTCTATCTCCTCAGGAATGGTAGTTGTTGTTAAAGGTTTGATATGAAATTTTGCCATTAACATATCTAATTTATCATCTTTCCATTCTTTTCGGTAGAATTTGAATTCCTCACCTGTCTCTGGATCAACCCACTTGAGTCTGTTGCCTTCTTGTTTTAACAAACCAGCTTTTTCGCACATATCGACCATTCCTGAATAGGGATTCATACCAGTTTCATATGGAATTTTAATTTGCACAGTTTCAAATGGTTTACTATAACGAGTCTTCATAATTTTACAACTAGCACGAATACCCATTACATCACTTACTTTGTTGCCGTCCTCATCCTCTTTAAGTTTGAGTTTTTTCATAGCAACAACAATACTAGACGCATAGACAAAGCCTTGTCCACCGCTAATTTTGTCATCTGGATCAAACATATCTTGGCTTGCGTATG